TCGGTGCTTTCGCAGGTATTGCTACTAAATACAATAACGTACAAGGCACATCACAAGCTGTAATTACTGGTGCTGCTGATATTTACGTTTCTGACTTTGGTAACCATACTGTGAAACTTGACCGTTTCATGCGTGATAAATGTGTATTAGCAGTTGACCCTAACTATATTGGTGTAGCAACATTACGCCCTATGGCTAAACAAGAACTTGCTAAAACAGGTGACTCACAAAACTGGCTCTTAACAACAGAGTACGCTTTAGTTGTTCAAAACCCAGATGCACACGCAAAAGTGCAAAATACTGACGCTGCATAGTAGTGTTATGATATAATAGTGGGGAGGCTTAAAAACCTCCCTATTGTTATTTTAAGAAAAAATTATGCCAATATTATTTGACCATGACAAAGTAACAGGTATTACACAACACTTTGATTATGACCCTATTACAGATATGATACATCTCACAAGTAGTCAAGATGTGACTGCTATACTAGATGACATACAACAAAAAAGAAATGACCCTGAAGCATGGGCTAAAGGTGTTAAAAAAGAATGGGCGCATTACGCTACTATTCCCACTATAGTGGAAATGGAATTAAAGAAAAAGGGTATAGATATATATAACCCTAACCAAACAAAAGAACTGTTAAAAGAAATAAATACTAACTATCCATATTTAAAAGCTACCATAGCAAAGCATGGATAAAAAAGAATTACAACAGATACAACTTGCTATACATGATCTCATACAAAAAGAAGACTATGAGAACGCATACCCACTTATTAATACAGTATTAGAAATATATCCTAATGATGCAGCAACCTTAAACTTTCTAGGTTACATTTGGCTCATGGGTGATAAGCCAGCATTTGCTTATCAGTTATTTCGTAGAGCATTACAAGAACAACCAGGCAACAAAGCATTATGGACTTCACTAGGTCGTGCTTGTCATGAACTAGATATGTTTGATGAGGCTATTAAATACTTCTTAAAGTCAGCAGAATTAGACCCTACTTATGCACTAGCTTATGCTAATGGTGCAGCTTCATTGGTGCAGTTATCAAGATGGGAAGATGCAGAGAAGTCAGCAAAGATGGCTTTGGAATGCGACCCTAACGAACTACACGCACAGTTAAACCTAGCTCATAGTTACCTAGCTAAAGGTGAATGGGATAAGGGATGGAATGAATGGAACAAGTCATTAGGTGGTAAGTTTAGAAAAGAACTCACCTATGGTGATGAACCTAGATGGGATGGTTCTAGTGGTAAAGACTTAATTATTTATGGTGAACAAGGTTTAGGTGATGAGATATTCTACGCATCATGTATCCCAGACGCTATTAAGATAAGCAAGAAAGTCTATATAGACTGTGATAAAAGACTAGAAACATTATTTAGACGTAGTTTTCCAACAGCAGAAGTGCATGGCACTCGTAAAGAACAAAGTGTTGAATGGTTAGACGGAGTTACTTTTGATGCAAGAGTAGCTATCGGTGGACTACCACAATTCTTTAGACATACTAATAAAGACTTCCCAGGCACACCTTATCTAGTGGCAGATAAAGATAAAAGAATTATGTGGCGAGCATTGTTTGACTCATGGGGTAAAACAGTTATAGGTATTACCACTAAAGGTGGAACATTTAGAACTAATGCTAAAGGTCGTAACCTAACCCAAGACGATATAGCACCACTATTAAAACTTAAAGATACAGTATTAGTAAGCCTAGACTACAACGTAGATACACCATTAGAAGGTGTTAAATACTTTCCTTCCGTTGCAGACTCTAAAGACTATGATGATATAGCAGCTCTGATAGCAGAATGTAACATGGTCATAGGGGTCAATACTACAGCTCTACATTGCTCTAGTGCATTAGGTGTTAAGACTTGGTGTCTAGTGCCTAAATATCACCAATGGCGTTATGCTCAAGTAAGTATGCCTTGGTATAGAAATATGAGGCTTATCTACCAAGATGATAAGACATGGAAAGAAACGATAGAAGGTATTGCTAAACAACTGTAATGCTTATCTCTGAAGCATATTTAGCACAACAAAAAATATTACACGATACTACAAACTACGGTATGTCTGGTCATAAATGGGCTAGTAAAATAGCACATCATCAAGATATATTAGATTATGGATGTGGTAAGAAAACATTAGAAGTAGCACTTAATAGACCTATTAGCAATTATGACCCTTGTGTTCAAGGTTTAGAAAATAACAATACGCTACATGACTTTGTATTTTGTGGTGATGTATTAGAACATATAGAACCTGACTTGTTAGATAATGTATTGCAAGATATAAAGCGTTGCATGAGGCATTCAGGTTTATTAGTGATAAGTTTAGTGCCTGCTAAAAAGACTTTACCTGATGGTCGTAACGCACATCTTATATTACAAACACCTGATTGGTGGAGAGATAAATTATCAAGTTACTTTGTTATTACTAACGAGCAAATAAATAATAAAGAATATATAGTGGAAGTAGAGCCATGGGTTTAGGTGATTGGCTTATAGCTACAGCAGAAGCTAAAGAGTTAAATGAAACTACCGGACAGAAGGTTAAGTTTGGTGATAAAAAACTTTACTTTTATGACAAGACTATCTTTGCTAATAACCCACGCATAGCCACTATAGATGAAGATGGTTTATGGATACCTAATTATCCTGGTCATAGACCTTATGCTTTAAAGACTGAAAATGGTTTTATGACTTATAACGATAAGTTTAAAGTTACGCCAGGCGAGATATATTTTAGTAGTGATGAATTAGAGTGGTTAGATAAGCAAGACTTACCTAAAGACTTTATATTAGTTGAACCTAATGTTAAGAATAAGTTTGTTCATGCACAGAATAAAGCATGGTCTTATTGGGAAGAATTATTAAAACATAATTTACCTTGGTTACAAGTCGGTGACTATCTATCTAAAGTATATACAAAAAAACTAATTACTAATGACTTTAGGGAAGCCTTACTTATATTAAGTAAAGCTAAACTATTTGTAGGAACTGATGGTGGATTACATCATGCAGCAGCAGCTCTAGGTATTCCAGCAGTTGTAATATGGACAGGGTTTTCTTCACCAAAACATTTAGGATATGATGGACATACAAATATACATGACGGTTCAGACCCATGTGGAACTTATCATGGCGTATGTAGTCATTGCCTTTTAAAAGCTAATGATATTAGCGTTAAACAAGTTTTAGATGCAGTTAATACTATCTGGCACAGAACGTAGAGATAACGTCTTAAAACGCTTACAAACGCATTGTAAGGGTACTTTGACAAGAGAATGGGATGGTAAGTCTATTCCCATTATAGTGGGCAACTTAAATGGTGCTGATAAGATACAAATAGAATGTATTAAGCAACACATACCTTATATATTTATAGATCATGGTTATTTTACTAGAAGTCACGAATTAGAATGGGCTAGGTTTTGTGTCAATAACTTTCATTGCACAGACTGGCGCACTTCTGATAAAGAAATACCACCAGTTAAAGACTATAAACAAGGTGAATACATTACTATATTTCCACCCTCTGAAAAAGCTACCTATATTTATGGCTTACATGATTGGGTAGACAAAACAGTAGAGAAAATAAGAGCTTTTACGGATAGACGCATAGTTATTAAGCGTAAAGGTGAGCATGACTGCAAAAAAAGCATAAGTGAAGCTCATGTTGTAGTGAGTTTTGGTAGTGTTGCTGACGTGCAAGCTAGTATTTGTGGTGTTCCTGTCATAGTTTCATCACATAGTCCAGCAATACCTATATCAAATACGTTTGAAAACATAGAAAACTTACAATACCCAGATAGAACCCAATGGCTACGTTCAATCGCTAGTGCAGAATGGCATAAAGACGAGATGGATAAATGTTGGGCTAGACTTAAAGGACAATTAGAGGAAATATAATGGCATTTACAAATTACACTACGTTTATAGCGGTAGTCGCAGACTATTTAGCCAGGACAGACCTTACCAGTCAAATACCTGACTTCGTAAACCTAGCACAAAATAGAATGAGTCGTGACTTACGAGTAAGACAAATGCTAAAGGTAGCCACAGCAACTACAACAGGTGGTGATAGCACAGTCGCTTTACCTTCTGACTATTTAGAGCTTAAAGAAATACATATTACTGGTAACCCACCTAAAAATTTAGAGTTTCAATCACCTGACTTATTCTTTCGTAATGGTCAAATAGCAAACTCTGGCTTACCTACTAAATTTACAATACTTGCAGAAGAATTTCAATTCTCACCTGCACCGGATGGCACATATACAGTACAAATGCTTTATTACGCTAAACCAACCTTTATCTCTAGCTCTACAGCAAGTAATTTATTTCTAGCTTATTTCCAAGATGCTTTACTGTATGCAACATTAGGTGAAGCTGAACCTTATCTACTTAATGATGCAAGAACACAAACGTGGTCTGCCTTGTATGACAGAGCAATTAGTAACATTATTAGTAGTGATCTTGGTGGAACATACCCTAGTACTTCATTAAACGTAACAACACAATAAGGAAATTATCATGGCAGAAATGAGTAATTATTTAGAGAACGCACTTGTAAATGCAACTCTACGCAACACAACCTATACATCACCAGCTACAGTATATGTAGCATTATTTACAACAGACCCAACAGACGCAGCATCAG